TCCAGCAGGTCACCAGGTTCATCCCGATGGAGCTGTGGGACCAGAACACCGGCGACCTGATCATGAACCCCGAGTGGAACTGGGAAACGTTCCGGGGCATCACATGTCACGCCGGACTCGACCTGTCCTCCAAGCTGGACATGACCGCCTGGTCGCTCCAGTTCGCGGACGGCCGGGTCCGCTGGCGGTTCTGGCTCCCGGAGTCGGTGGTCCCGGCGTTGTCCGAGGCCACCGATGGCGCGCTGGAGACCTGGGTGCAACGGGGCTGGATCGTCGCGACCGAGGGCGACACGATCGACTACGAGCGGGTGATGGCCGACATCGCGCAGGACGTGGAGCGCTTCGTCATCGCGGACTGCGTCTACGACCGGTGGTCCGGCGAGCCGATCCGGCAGCGCCTGGAGGCCGAGACCGGGCTGACCATGATCGAGTCCGGCACCACGTACCAACAGATGACCGGACCCACCACCGAGGCCATGCGGTTGCTGATGGCCCACGAGATCAAGCACGGCGGTAACCCGGTGGCCCGCTGGCACGCGGACAACCTGGAGGTCAAGCGACCTCGCGATGATCCCGATCGGCTGCGGCCGGTCAAACCCGACCGCCAGGCCAGCGGCAAACGCATCGACGGCATGGCGGCCTGGTTCTTCGCCCTGACCGGCGTCCTGATGTCCAAGCCCGACCGCGTGTCCGCCTACGAGGACCCGGGAGCCCGAATCTGGGGGTGATCACGTGGGACGCATCCGCGAGTGGTTCTTCGGAACCCCGGAGAGCAAGAGCTTCCCCGCGAACCTGCCGACCGCCCCGGTGACCTACATGAACCCCGACCTCGGTCCGTTCGTGGTCACCACCAGCAACGGCACCGAGCTGCGCATCGACCTGTCCTGGTTGCACAACGCCAGCCCGGTGCAGATGTTCCGGTCGCAGCCCTACCTGCGCTCGGTGATCTCGTTCCTGGGGCGCAACGTCGCGCAGCTTGGCGTCGGCACGTTCCTGCGGGAGGGGGACGACAGCCGCCAGCGGGACGAGAACTCGGTGACGGCTCAGCTCCTGCGCAAGCCGAACCCGTACATGACCCGGTACGAGTTGTTCGACGCCCTGGTGTGCGACATTGCGCTCTGGGACGAGGGGTTCTGGTTCGTCCGCAAGGACAGCGCCCAGGCCAGCGGCTGGCGGATCGACCCGCTGCCATCGGCCTGGGTCACACAGGCCTACGACGGCAACGCCGCCATGCCCGGGTACTGGCAGGTCACCCAGCCGGGCAAGCCGACCGTGCAGATCCCGTCCAGCCAGATCGTGCACTTCCACGGTTGGAGCCCCGATTCCCTGGTCACCGGCACCAGCCCGATCGCCACGCTCAAAGCGATCTTGGAGGAACAGATCGCGGGCGTGCTGTACCGCAAGCAGCGCTGGGAGCGGGGCGCGCGGGTCGGTACGGTGATCAGCCGTCCGGCCGATGCCCCCCGCTGGAGCGAGGAGGCCGAGACTCGATTCCGCCGGGAGTTCAACGAGAAGTACGGTGGCGGAACGGGTTCCGATTCCGGTGGGACGCCGATCCTCCAGGACGGCATGACCATCAACCGCATCGGGTTCAGCGCCGTCGATGACGAGTACATCGAGGCGAACAAGCTGGCGCTGACCACGGTCGCCGCCGTGTACCACGTGAATCCCACGATGGTCGGCCTGCTGGACAACGCCAACTACAGCAACGTCCGGGAGTTCCGCCGGATGCTGTACGGCGACACCCTGGGTCCGTGGCTGGCCATGATCGAGGGCCGGGTCAACGGGTTCCTGCTGCCGATGATCGACGCGCCCGAAGAGCAGTACATCGAGTTCAACATCAACGAGAAGCTTCAAGGTTCGTTCGAGGAGCAGGCCGCCGTCGCGTCCGCCGCGATCGGTGGGCCGTACATGACCCGCAACGAGTACCGGGCCAAGCAGAACCTGCCGCCCATCGATGGCGGGGACGAGCTGATCGTCCCGATGAACGTCACCACCGGTGGCCAGGCCAGCCCGCAGGACGGTCTCTCGCAGGTGGTGCAGTCCACGTTCGCCCCCTACGCGGACGACACGCTACGTCGCTCCTGGGGGGTCACCTACGACGCGGGCGGGTGGTTGTCCCCGCCCACCGGGAATCGGACAGCAGCGGCCAGCACAGGCGCGCCCATGGCCAAGATGGGCGCGACCCAACGCCAGGTCAACGGCACCGCCGAGGTGCTGCGCCGGTTCTACAAGCGGCAGGGCGCGGTCGTGCTCACGGCCCTGGGCACCAAGTCCGACGAGGACTGGTGGGACGAGGATCGCTGGGACGAGGAGCTGGCCGACGATCTGTACGCCGTCGCGTACCGGGTCAACAAGGACCTGGGCGGCAAGCAGATCGATCACCTGGGTCTGCCGGACCCGTTTGACCCCGAGGCCAATGCCGACTACCTGCGGGCGGTCATGGCCACCCGGGCGATCTCGATCAACGCCACCACCAAGGCACAGATCGATGACGCGCTGAGCCGAGCGGGCGAGGACGACGCGCCAACCCCGAAGGACGTGTTCTCCAGCGCCCAGGGCGAGCGGTCCACCACCGGCGCGCAGTCCCTGATGACCACGGTCGCGGGCATCGCGATCGAGGAGGCGGGCAAGCAGGCCGAGACGCAATCCGGCGGGGAGGCGACCAAGACCTGGGTCGTCACCAGCACCAACTCCCGACACCCGGAGATGGACGGGGAGACCGTGCCGATGAACGAGAACTTCTCGAACGGCGCGGCCTGGCCGGGCGATGCCTCGCTCGGCCCGGACGAGACCAGTGGCTGTACCTGCGAACTGGTGATCAATCTCAACTAGCCCTTGGAGGGGCCATGCGCACCAAGACGTTCCCGGCCCGAATCAAGCTGGCTGGAGACGCGGACGGCACCGAGCTGGAGGACGCGGCCACCGATTCCGAGGTGGGCCAGTTCGAGGCGCTGGTGTCGGTGTTCGGGGTGAAGGACAGCTACGGCGAGGTCGTCATGCCCGGCGCGTTCACCAAGACGCTGGCCGACTGGGAGGAGTCCGGCGATCCGATCCCGGTCTACTGGTCGCACCGGATGGACGACCCCGACTTCAACATCGGCCACGTCCTGGAGGCCAAGGAGACCGAGGACGGGCTGTATGTCAAGGCGCAGCTCGACCTGGACAACCCGAAGGCGCAGTCCACTCACAACCTGATGAGAACCCGTCGGGTTACTCAGTTCTCGTTCTCGTTCCAGGTCCCGCCGGGTGGCGCGACCGAGGGCCAGGACGCGGTCGAGCTGAACGAGATCGACCTGTACGAGGTCGGCCCGACCCCGGTGGGAGCCAACCCCGCCACCGAGCTGATCGGCGTGAAGGCCGGTCGGGTGCTGTCCGAGAAGAACGTGACCGCGATCAAGGACGCCCGCACCGCGATGCGCGCGGCCGACCAGCAGCTTGCTGCCCTGCTCAAGCAGGCCGGTTCCGGCGACGACGACGAGGAGAAGTCGGCAGTGCGCCGACGGGCCAAGGACGAGGAGCCCGTAAGGGCCAAGTCCGAGGAGCCCGCTGGTGAGATCACCGACCCTGCCTCGGCTCTCGCGTATATCCAGCTCATTACTACGTGAAAGGACGTGAGTCGCAATGACTCTCGTGGAGAAGCGGGACAACCTGATCCGGGAGGCCAAGGCCATCGCCGAAGGGGCCAAGGCCGCCGGGCGCGGGCTGACCGCCAAGGAGATGGACCTGATCCGCTCCAAGATGGACCAGGTGGGCCAGCTCAACGCCCAGATCCTGGAGGAGGACAACGGTCGGCAGTTGTTCGACCAGGTGATGTCGCTGCCCAGCAAGGCGCTGGAGCTGCGCAAGGACAATCTCCCGGCTCGCACCCTGGGCGAGCACTTCGTCCGGTCGGTGTCCCGGGATGACCTGGTGCGCTTCCGGTCCGTGCCCGGCATGACCCTGTCCGCGCCCGAGTTCAAGGCGCAGGCGGCCACCGACACGCACGTCACGGGCGGGCCGACCGGGCCGTACGGCATCGTGCTGGACCAGGTGGACACCAGCGTCGTCCAGGCCAACCGACCGCCCGTGGTGGTGGCCGATCTGCTGTCCAGCGGCACGCTGTCCGGCCAGTCGATCACGTACTTCGTGGAGGGGGCGCGGGCGGGTAACTTCGCCACGGTGGCGGAGGGCGGCCACAAGCCGCAGATGAACTACGTGTACAGCACGGTCACCGAGGCGCTGACCAAGATCGCCGGGTTCATCAAGCTGTCCGACGAGATGATCGACGACCTGGCGTTCCTGGTGTCGGAGATCAACACGCGGCTCCTGTACGACCTGGCCATCTTCGAGGAGCAGCAGCTCCTCAACGGCGACGGCACTGCGCCCAACCTGCGGGGCATCCTGAACCGGTCCGGCATCCTCACCCGGGGCGCGCTGGACACCAGCGGGAACACCGATGCGATCTACTACGCGATCACCGCCGTGCAGATCGCGACCGGCAAGGCACCGGACGGTCTGGTCATCAACCCGGCCGATTACGAGAACCTGCGCATGGCCAAGGACGGCAACGGCCAGTACATGGCCGGTGGCCCGTGGCTCGGTGCCTACGGCCAGGGGTCCGGCACCAACGCCGCTGCCCAGCCCAACATCTGGGGGCTGCGCACGGTCGTCACCACGGCCATCGCGGCCGGGACGGCGCTGGTCGGCGCGTTCAAGCAGTGCGGCACGGTGTACCGCCGGGGCGGCGTCTCGGTCTCCTCCACGAATAGCAACGTGGACGATTTCGAGAACAACCTGGTGACCACCCGGGCCGAGGAGCGGCTGGCGCTCGCGGTCCGGCAGCCCGCCGGGTTCTGCAAGATCACGTTCTCGGCCACTCCGCCCGCCTGATCGGCGAGTCCAACTGACCGACGCCCCGGCCGGTAACCATGCCCGGACCGGCCGGGGCGTCACCACCTGGAGGACTCATGACCACCCGCAAACGACAGATCCGCGAACCGGAGGAACCGGTGGCAGCCACCGACCCGATCGTCACACCGAAGCGAGAACCCGAGCCGGACCCCGGCGCACTGGGCGAGTACGAGCTGAACGGCAACACCTTCCAGTTCACCGCCGCCGATGCAAAGCGCCTGGGGGCCAAGGCCGTTGCCCCGCAGAACAAGGCGGTCACGCCACGAAACAAGTGAGGTCGCGCCGTGAGCACTCCGACCCCGCTGCCGCCGTTTGCCACGGTTCCGCAGTACGAAGAGCTGACCGGGCAGACGGCACCACCGGGCACCGCCGACGCCCTCGCAGGCGCGAGCGCCGCGATCCGCCGGTACTGCGGCTGGCACATCGCCCCGGTGATCAATGCGGTCCTGACCCTGGACGGGCCGGGGACCCGCATCCTGATGTTGCCAACCTTGAGAATGGTTGACCTCAACGCAGTCACGGAGATCGCCCGGGACGGCACCACCTACGACCTGCTGCCCGATGTCGACCTGGAGTGGTCGATCAACGGCACCGTCCGCAAGCGGTCCGGCGGCTGGTTCACCACGGTCTTGCGCGGCCTGGTGGTCGACCTGGACCACGGGTTCGCCATGGAGGACGTGGCCGATCTGACACAGGTCGTGCTGAACATGGTGGCCCGCAACCTGTCCAATCCGTACGGCGTCACCGCGCAGGCGGTCGGCGGCGTGTCGATTTCCAGCGGCCCCGGGCCCGGTGGCCAGGTCGGCGGCCTGGTGGTGTTCCCCGAGCAGGCGGCCCAGCTCCAGAGCTATCGACTGGAGCGCTGGCCGTGACCGCGCCCCGGATCACCATCACCCCGGCGGGGATGCTTCCGCCGTCCATCGCCTCCCAGACCATCCAGATCGTTCGGCCGGTCACCAGGGTTGTGCACGGCAGCGAGGTGCCGGACTGGACGCAGGACCCGCTGGAGACCGTCACGGTCAACGGGTGCTCGGTGCAACCCACCGGGGGCAGCGAGGACCGGTCGCACCGCGACCAGCTCGGTGGCCAGTTCCGCGTGTACGCGCCCGCTGGCACGTCCGTGGGGCCACTGGACCGGGTGTGGCTGGCGGACTACCCGAACCAGTATTTCCGGCTCGCCAGCGAGGTCCAGAGCTGGTCGCCCGGGTTCCTCAACCACGTCCAGCTCGTGCTCGTTGCTTGGGAGGGCTGATGGCCACTGCGAAGATCAGGATCGAGTTGCACAAGGACGCGATCAAGCAGTTCCTCCAGACCGATCCTGGCATCGGCGAAGACCTCACCAAGCGCTCAGAGGCCGTCCGGGACAAGGCCAACGAGAAGATGCCGAGCCCGCCCCACAAGGCCGACGAGCATTTCAGCTCGCACGTCTGGGTCGGCCATGACCGGCAGCGGGCCAGCGTGCGCACCACCTCGCAGGAGGCTAAGCGGGCCGAGGCCGAGGACCACGTCCTGCTGTCCTCCCTGGACGCGGCCAGGTCGCCATGATCCTTGACCACGATGTCGAGCAACTGCTGATCGACTACCTCAACGACACGCTGCCGGACTACGGGATCGACCTCCCGGTCGCGGACCGGGTGGCCACCACCAACGCACCCGGGATCACCCTGGTTCGCACCGGTGGCATCCGCCGGGACCTGGTGACCGACGAAGCTCAGATCACCATCGACGTACGGCATTACGACAGCGGCCAGGCGATGCAAGTGGCCCTGCACGTCCGCGCCCTGATCAACGACCTGTGGTCGCAGGTCATCGGGGGAGCACAGGTCTACACGGTGCGCGAGCTGGCGGGGCCGTACAGCAATCCCACCTCAGCCGAGCTGTATCGCTACAGCCTCTCGTTCCTGGTGGCCGTCCGGTCCACGCAGGTCCCTAACCAAGGAGCAATGAAATGACCGCACCAGTAGGAACTTTCGACGCCGACCTGATCTACGTCGGCTCTCCCGATCGCGCGGCCGGGGCGATCATGTCGGGCGACAAGGGCACCGCCTTGCCGACCGACGCCAGCACGGCGGTCGGTGCCGGGTTCGTGGACTCCGGGTACATCAGCGAGGACGGCGTCACCCTGTCCGACGCGCAGACCTGGAACGACATCAAGGACTGGGGCGGGGACACGGTGCGCCGCATCAAGTCCGAGTCGCAAGTCACCCTCGCCTGGTCGTTCCTGGAGCTGAACGAGCAGTCGGCCTCGGCGGCGTTCGGCGACCAGAACGTCACCGCCACCACCGGCAAACTCAAGATCAAGCTGAACGTGTCGGAGGCCCCGCGCAAGGCCTGGGTGATCAACATGGTGGACGGCGGCCGGAAGATGCGGATCACCGTGGCCGATGGCCAGATCACCGACCGGGGCGACCAGACGTTCACCCGGACCGGCGCGGTCCTGATCCCCGTCACCTTGACCTGCTACCCCGACGCCAACGGCGACACCGCCATCATCTACGCCGAGCCCGCGCCCGTCGTCCCCTGATAGGAGAGCGAAACCACAATGGCATCAAAGACTCTGGGCAAGAAGGCGCCCGGCGAGGTTGGTCCGGGCAGCAACGAGCCGTTCTCCTACACGACCGAGTCTGGCGTGGAGGTCACGGTCAGCTCCCTGGCCAAGCCATTCAAGAACGCCGGGGAGTTGCGCAGGATGCGCCGGTCCAATCCGATCGACCTGGCCTACTGGGTGATCGAGCGGGACTGCGACAAGGACCAACTCGCCGCCATCGATGCGATGTCCATGGAGGAGTTCAACGACAAGTTCAGCCGTGAATGGGCGCTGCACTCCGGGATCGACCTGGGGGAATAGTCAGCCTCCTTGCGATGCCCCGCGACCAGTGGGGCGCGCTGGAGGCTGACTTGGTGCGATCGGGATTCGTCCTGGACGACTACCCGGCCCGGCTGGACCTGCGGGCGATCACAGCGCTCTACGTGCACGCGGTCCCCGGCAGCTCGGTCTACCGGCTGAACACCGGGGTCAAGGGTGAGTGGCGGTGGAACGAGGAGCTGCTGGCGCTGGCCCTGGAGGCGCTGTGGGACAGCAACTGGCAGCGGGCGGGTAACCGCACCGCCCCCCGCCCGAAACGGCTCCCACGGCCCGGCCAGGAGCCGGAAAACGCCCGGCACTTCGGGGACCGGGGAATGACGATCGCCGAGTTCGAGGCGTTCTGGAACAGCAACTGACGGAGGTGGCGGGATGGCCGAGCAGGCAACGATCGCCACCGCCTACATCCAGCTCGTGCCGACCCTGTCCGGCGTGCAGGGAACCATCGGCGAAGCGCTCGGCGGCAGCGGGGCCGAGAAGGAGGTCGAGGACACCGGCAAGCGGTTCGGTGGCAAGTTCGGCGTGGCGGTCGCCGGTGGGATCGCCGCCGCCGGGGTCGCCGTCGCGGCGGCGGCGAAGGGCCTGTTCGAGGTCGGCGCGACGTTCGATGACGTGGCCGATTCGATCCAGGTGGCCACCGGCAAGACCGGGGACTCCCTGGACACCATGGTCGGCCAGGCCAAGTCGATCGGGAAGACCATCCCGGTCGAGTTCGACAAGATCGGCCCGGCGCTGTCCACGGTCAGCCAGCGGCTGAACCTGACCGGCGATGATCTGACCACCGTCACCAGCCAGTTCCTGGCCCTGGGCAACATGGGCCAGGATCTGAACCTGGACCAGGCCACCGCCGCCTTCTCCGCGTTCGGGGTCAAGGGCGCGGACGTGTCCACGCAGCTTGACGCCCTGTTCAAGATCGGCCAGCAGACCGGCGTCGGCATCGACTCGATCACCGCCTCGGTGCAGAAGAGCGCCCCGGCCCTCCAGCAACTCGGCTTCTCGTTCCAGGACAGCGCGGCCATGGTCGCGCTGTCCTGGA